CCAACGCCCCGGACGACGACTTCGGCATCATGATCAGCCACAACATTGAGGACATCATCGCTGGCCGTCCAGGCTACGAGCACGTCACCTTCCACCGCCCCGAGAAGTGGGAGGAGGCCGTCACCGTGGCCGCTGCGGACGGGACCCGCATCGGCTTCACGCACGGCCACCTGGCGGGCTCGCAGAGCAAGGTGCCCACTTGGTTCAGGGACCTCGCGTTCGGCCGCAGGAGCGGCCTCTACGACGCCAGGATCCTCGTGCACGGGCACTGGCACAACTTCGGTGTCAGCCAGGTTGGGGACTCTCGTTGGGTCATCTCCTGCCCCTCCGCCGACCGCGGCTCGGATTGGCTGACCAACATCAGCGGCGACTCCACCAAGCCTGCCATCCTCACCTTCGAGGCTCAAGGCGGGAACGCGTCGTCTTGGGAGCTATACTCCTGAAGACACAAGCCGC